TAGATCAGATCAAAAGAAGCGTGAACTCAAAGATATTATCTATTAAAGGTGATGATGGCAAGTTCAAGGATTCTTTGATAGAACAATTCGATAATATTAATCTTAACAATACAATTGATGTGATTATTGATTCAAAATTTAAAGGTTATTCTGTGCAAGAAATAATATACAATGACGATTTAACAATGAATAAGCTGAAAGAAAAGCCAAATAGTTGGTATTATCAATGTTGGAATGACGAGTTAGAAAGATACGAATGGGTTTTGACGTATGGAAATGGTGGAATATCTGGGGTCAACGCAGACTCACAACTTCCTCTAGGAAAATACTTAATACCAATGAATAGACCAACAGACATACAGATCAATGGCAGGAGTGAATTAGAGCCGTTATACAAGTTTTGGAAAATTAAGAATAATGCACTAGATTATGCAAATGAAATAGTAGAGAAATATGGTGGTATCATTACTTGGTTTGTATATAATCAAGATACTAGCAATGGTGACCTAGATAATATGGTAGAAGGTATCAAAGCAATAGCATCTGGCAGTGTTATGGCTATTCCAAAGAACCCAGGAGAAATGCAAGGATTGAACCACGATTTTGGGTTCATATCACTTGAAAATCTTACAAACGACATGCATATGGATACTGTTGACAAATGCGAAAAGAAAATATCACAATACTTGCTAGGAAGTTCAATTACATATACAGCTGGCGAAAGTGGTAGTTATAGTAGTGGAGAGGTTGGGAAAGAGCTATTAGATAGCGTTGTGGATTCATATACAAAATATGTCGAAGAGTGGATTGAATATTTAGTGTATTATCAATCACTAATATTTGGATTCAATTACAAAGACTACATTGTCAGCTTAGATGAAAAACCAAATTTGAATGGAATACAAGAGTTGAACAATAAGAAAATAGAAAATTACAAAGGTATCAAGGATCTGGGGTATCAAGTCAGCATAGAATATATATCAAAAGAAACTGGGATACCGATAGAGGAATTGTCAATTTTAGAAATGCAACCTTTGATTGAGTTTGAAAAAAAAAAGACTTTAAACGATATAAAAAGCCGTGATATACAAATAGATGAAGATTTACAGAAGGTAACACAGAAAAAAATTAGTTTAATTTCCGCACAAATTGCAAAGCAATACAAAGAAAAATACAGCAAAATCAAGAGTAAATCAGATATAGACAAAATCACAACAGACTTTAGCAAAACAGATTTTGATGAGTTTATGATTCGGTATAATTTGTTTGGGATATACACACAAATATATTCAGATGAAATAGAATTCGAAGAGGTAAAGTATACAACAGAGGAATTATTTGATTTACCTTTTGAAGAAGCTATAAAATTTTTTGCGGATAAAATACCAAGATTATATGATGATATTGAGGAAATAACAGGGGAAGCAATAGCGAAAACTTTCTGGGTTAAGAAAATAACTGATATAGAAGTTTCTAAAAAAATGAAAGTTGCATTAGATAAAATTTTGGCAGAAGGTGGGACATTCAAAGACTTTGTGGGAGACATTCCAGACGTTCTGAAAAAGTCAGGTATATCAAAAGATGGCTACTACTTACAGAATGTATTTAGAACTAATATGCTAAGTTCATACAATGCAGGAAGGTATGAACAACAACAGCTAACAAAAGATGTATTTGAATATTTGCTATATAATACCATTGATGATTCTAGAAGATCAAAAGTGTGTACAGATTTGGCAGACAAAGTATATAGATCAGATAATCTTATATGGAATAGAATATATCCACCTAACCATTATGCTTGTAGGTCGATTGCTACTGCATTAACAGATGAGCAGGTAAAAGAATTAGGACTAGAGGTATCAAATGGTACAGAAGGAGCTACAGATGCATTAAAAGCTATAGAGAAGACAGACTTTGACAACAACCCAGCTAATCAAAAACAGAAGTTGAAGCAAATAGCAACAGATAAAGAAGCAGAGTACAACAAGGAGTAATATAATGGAATCAACAATAAATATAAATGATGCAGCAGTAAAAAAGATGATAGCGGATCAGCTGAAAAGAGTATCTAATCTTAAACCTGTTATGGCTATAATATCACAAGATATGGAGACTCGGAAGGACTTGAACTTTAGATCTGCAAAAGATCCCAATGGTAAAAAGTGGGCTTTATTATCAGTTGACAGCACATTAAAAAACGCAGTTCTTGGATTAGATGGTGGAAGAAAAGGAGACAAGCCTCTCAGTGATACTGGACGGCTTAAAGCTTCATTTACAATTGATTCAACTAATAAGAGTGCAAAGATAGGAACTAATCTAAAATATGCACCTACGCATCAATTCGGAGCTAAAAAGGGAGTGTATGGAAGAACTAAGAAGGGCAGTCCTATTCCTTGGGGCGATATTCCACAGAGGCGAATGGTAGGAATAAACAAAAAGATGAATAATAAATATAAAAAGTTAGTTATTAATTATGTGCTGAATGGGAAGAGGTGATTATTTGAATATATTATTGATAGAAAAGTATAGGTCAGAATATGATAGCGTTGAGTTGGTGAGATATGAGGGAAAGTCGAAATATTTGGACTGTTATAAATATTATTATTACAAAGATAAACTAGACATGCAAAAGATAATTGATAATGTTAAGTTTGGAAATTTGAGGTTTGAAGATGATAGAGTAGTAGTTTGCGTGAGAATTAAGAACTAACAAAGATAATTTTTTTAGGAGGATAAAATGAAAAAAGGTGATATAGTAAAATTCAAGAGTAACAAGCAGCTAAAAGATAAATATAAAAAAAAGAAATATGAAGTAATAAAAGTGTTAGCTGAATCAAAAGAAATTATATTAATAGAAGTAAGCAAACACAAAGAAATGTCAATGGTGTATGATTTATTTGAGAAAGTATGATAAAATGTGTATAAACTATTGATTTTATGATAAAAATATAGTATAATTAAGTAGATTAAAGTCTACTTGATAACAAGGGACTAAATGGGTAAAACCGTTTAGCCCCTTTTTTACGTTTATATCACTTTAAAAGGGAGGTGAGAGATTGAAAAAACGAGTAAAAGTATTTGAAGTAGGTAACTTTGCAGGAAAGGGAGAATTCTCATTAGATAGAGTAAATGAATTGTTTGGAAGTGTTAAAGAAAAAGTACAAGGGATATTCATTCATTCTAGCAAATGGAAAGCAGAAGGAAAAGAACCAATAGGTATAGCAGAATTTGACAACTTTGGAGTAGATAATAATATTGCTTATGCAGATATGGAGTTAAATGAGAAAGGTCAAAAGTATTATGATGATGGAATAATTAAAGGAATATCAGTAGAAATTGGGAAAGGGTTGAATAAAATTGCTTTATTGCCTTTGGGTGTAAATCCTGCAATTAAAGGAACTGAATTTCAAGAAGCTCTTGAGTTTGAAGAAGTGACAATAGAAACACCAATAATTGATATAGTAGAAGAAACACCAGAAGCCAAGGAAGTCGAGGAGGCAAAAGTGAAGGTAGAAGAAGTAGTAGCAGGAATTAAAGAACTAACACATGAAGAACTTGAAACTGTAAAATCAGAATTTCAAGCGATTGAGTTTAGTATGAAACCTGTGAAATCAGAAGAAGAAATGAGAAATGAAATTAAAGCAGAATACGAAGCAGAGAGAACAACAGAGAAGGAACTAGCAGAGTTTGAGGAAGTACTTAATAAAAAAGTGCTGCCATTGCATCAAGAGGCTTACAAAGTAGCATTTGGAAAGTCACAGAAAGAATCAGAAGTAATCGAGTTTTCTGAAACTGAAAAAGTAACAATGAAAGATCATCTATTGTCAAAAATAAAAGCTATGGGCGATATAGAATTAACAAAGGAATTTGCAAAAATGCAAGGTAAAGATCAAGAAATTACAGATGGTCAAAAGAAACTTAATGAAATTAAAGAAATTTCAGAGCAAACTAATAAAATGTATGGAGGTAAATAGAAATGGGAGCATTGACAACTCAAACAGGATATAATCCAACGGATAAATTAATAGCTGGGAAAGTAGAAGCTATACAAGTTAACATCTTGTCTGGAACAGCAGCAGCATTGACAGTAAGAGGAGCAGTAATAGCTTATGATATTTCAGAAGAAGCTTGGGTGCCTTATGTAGGTGATTCTGGAGCTACCGACATTGGAATACCAAGGGCAGTATTGAATGAAGATGTAGACGCTTCGGCAGCAGAAGCATTCGGACAAGCTATATACGAAGGCGAATTAATTGCAAGCGGATTAACAGGAATTGATTGGGTAGTACCTACTACAGAAATGGAAACTCCTACAATTCCAACAGGGGCATTAGTGGCAGGTGGATCACTAGCAGCAACAACAGCTCACAAATACAAAGTTACAGCAGTAGATGTGAATGGTGGAATCACAGCACCTTCAACAGTATTGACAGTAACAACAGTAGCAGCTTCGGCAGGAGCAGCAACAGGATTAGAAGTTGCAAATATTGGAGCAGTTAATGCATTGCTTGGTGATTGCAGCACTACTGCAAAATCGGTTCAATTCACAGTTGATGGGGTTTCAAATTATGCAACCTTCGCACTTGACTATTCAGGGGGAGGAGCATTGGGAAATCATGCGGCATTAATAACTGCATTGCAATTGACAGCAGTAGGAGTAACAGCAACTTCAAGTGATGCAGCAAATGTAACATTGACATCAGATTCTACAGGAGCAGCATCA